ATGGGGTGCTGTGTGTGCGGCAAGACGCCCTGCGAGAACGCGCACATCAAGTCGGGCGGGATGGGGCGGAAGGCGGACTATCGCGAGATCATCCCGCTCTGCTCGGCCTGCCACCGCAAGCAACACCAGAACGGCTGGAAGGCGCTCGGGCTAGACCAGCAGTTACTTGAGGGGCTGGCCTACATGACGCAGGTGGCGTGGGCGACGAGGCCAGCGGACTAGATATATGCCTCTTAACCCATCAGGACTGCCCGCAATTGTCACAAAGATGCCCGTTAATTTTGATGTGTTTTGCGCTGTAAAGGGTCTACCGATTCCGGTGGCGGAGTACCGGTTTCACCCGACCCGCAAGTGGCGGATGGATTGGGCGTGGCCCGAGCATCGCGTGGCGCTCGAGATTGACGGCGGCGTCTGGGTGCGAGGGGCGCACGGCAGAGGCACTGGGATCGTGCGGGATCAGGAGAAGGGGCGGGAGGCGGCGGCATTGGGCTGGCGCGTCCTGCGTTGTCAACCGAAGGAGCTGTTTACCGCGTCTGTCATTGACGCACTCACCCGCGCCCTCAAGTGGCGCATCACGGAGGAAGGATGACCGAAGGAACGATGTCAATCTCGGAAGCCGCCAAGACACTCGGCCTCTCGCGCCAGCTTGTTCACGCATGGATCAAGAAGGGCAAGCTTGAAGCGGTGCAGGTACAGGCGAACCGAGGGGCGTGGCACGTGTCAAAGGCGGCAGTCGAGAAGCTGATCGGCTCGGAGGAGCTAGCCCGCTCGCACCGCCAGCGGTCGGTCCTGCTTGGCAAGCCCAAGCGCAGGGCCGTTGCATATGCAACTGATATGCAAACCGCTGTGGCGTAAAGGGTTAGAGGCAGGTATTGACAAACGGTTCGCGGGGTGTAGTTTTCATCGTGTAGTTCAACCCCGACCGGAGACTGACAATGAAGATGCACCTCGCTTACGATGGCAATCTGCTGGCTTGCAACCCCAATCGTGGTGGGGTCACCACTAGCAAGGGACAGCGTATGAGCGCCAAGCCCTCCGATGTTTCCTGCGCTTCATGCCGCAAAATCATTGAGCGTATGCGCCCGGAGTACGTTGCCAAGTTGGAAGCCGAGAACGTTTCCCGGTATGCACGATAAGCAAGTCCGCAACGGGCCGCACGGCGCGGCCCTCACCCCGACACGGAGAATCAACATGACCGCAGGTTACATCGCTCGCGCTATGCTTCAGAAGCACGGCCTCCGCTTGGCTCGCGTCAAGATCGGCGCTCGGGCCTTCCGGTACGAGTACGTCTTGCCCGCCATCAAGGGCGGCTATGACGCGCACGACATCGCTCGCGCTACGCTTTGGCATTCTGTCAACCGCGCCCTCGACCGGGTTCCCGAATGACCGAGTGGCACCTGATCAACAACGATGGCAACATCGTTCGCACCGTCATCGCCTCGACCAAGCGCGAGGCCGAGCAGATCCTCGGTCCTCGCGGGACGATTGTGTCGGCCTTGTCGTGGAAGCACGACTACCACCGCTGGCGTCCGGTGCGGACCGTCGTGACGGAAATCGTGCAACCCAAAGAGAAGCGTCGGAAACTTCCGGCCCCAGAACTCAAGCCCGGCTACATCACCGTCAATCAGATGCGGCGACAATTCGATGCGCGGGAAGGCAAGATCCGCCGCGTCATCCAGCAATACGGCATCCCGCACGAACTAGTCCTCTATCAAGGCCGCTGGTTACAGACCTATAGCCCCAAGAACGCCAAACGCATCAAGAAGCACCTCGACGCCCAGCCCGAGCGTATCATGGCGCGGTCGGCGGTGGAGAAGCGGCGGCAAGCCTATCTCGAGCGGATGCGGCAGTATTACCTTCAGAAGGCACACTCACACAAAGCACGGAGGGCGGTATGATCGAGACGGTCATCATTGCGGGCGTGGTGGGGTCGGCGGCTGGCGTCCTCATCGCCAAGCTCTACCTCGCCGGGAAAGCCCAAGACAAAGCCACCGACGCCTACGAGGAAGGCTGGGCGCATGGCTATGACGTTGGCAACAAGCACTCCCACAATTTGCACGGCACCGCGTCCGTCGATGACGGCGAGGAGGTCGAGTGATCATCCGTTGCCCCGTCTGCGACGAAGGCCGCACGGACCTCGCCGCTATCAAGACCCATAACATCCTCTGCGCCGAGTTTGGCGAGCGGTCCTACCCGGCCCCAGTCTATGCGTAAGGCGCTCGACATCGCGGCGACCATCGCCTTGCTTGCCTGCACCATTCCGCTCGTTCTCTTGCTTGCTCTCACGCGCATCCCAGCGAACTACCTCAAGCGGAGGAACTATGGCAGGGGACTTTGACATCGGCCCAGCCGACTACGAGGCAGACATGAGCGAGAACGGCAAAGGCGACACCCCACGGCCTATCGTCGTGAATCAGGAAACCTACAAGAAGAACTGGGAGCAGACGTTCCCCAAGCCACAGGAGACCCTCGGCAACCCCGAGGAGTAATCTGCGTGGGCTTTTCGCTTCCCGTCCCCTCTTGGGTCATCTCCCAGAGTCGGGACTATGTGCAGGCGCACCAACTCGGGCATCGCGGTGATGGAAGCGACGGCACGATGGAGCAGGCGTTCGTCGGCGTGATCGGGCAGAACATGGTCCACTTGGCTTTCGGGCGTCCGCTCATGCACGGCGACTCCGGCTTCGACGGCGGCGTGGATGTGGAACTGTTCGGCCTCGGCGTGGATGTCAAGACGATGGGGCGGACCACGGACCCCCGCGACGAGTACGTCAACAATGTCATGGCGTCCCAAGTCTGCTACCAGTCCGACGCCTACTTGTTCCTCTCGTTCAACAAGTCATCGCAAGTCTTGACGGTCTGCGGCTGGATACCGAAGGAACTCTTTCTCCACCGCGCCACATTGTACCGCAAGGACGAACTGCGACACCGCTCGGACGGCACGACCTTCCCCTGCAAGGCGGATATGTACGAAATCCCCAACGCCTCGCTCTACCGGGCAAGCGATTGGCCCGCGCTCATCGTGCAGATCTACCACTACACCCAACTCTTTGCCTCGTGACAATCCGCGCCTCTGTCCTCATCGCCTCACATCGTCAGCAGTTCCTCCCGCGAGCGATTGCCTCGGTGTTCGCCCAAACGTTGCCCAAGCACGAACTCCAACTGCTCGTCAACTACTCGGCAGACCCCGCGCTGTTCCTGACCAACTGGAACGACCTCTGCTCGATTGCCAAAGGCGAGTACGTCTGCATCTTGGGCGACGATGACACGATGGAACCCGCGTATATCCAAACGTGTATAGCGGCCCTTGACGCATCAGGCGCGGACATCGCCTATACGGACGTTTACTATCGCGACGGAACGGGACGCCTCATTGATACGTACCGTCCACCCGGCGTCATCACGCTCGACACGATGCGCGAAGGCAACGCCATCTGGTCCAGCTCCATCGTCAGACGCGAGCTTTGGCAACGCATCGGCGGCTACGATATGCCCATCCCCTACGTCCACGACTACGACTTCTGGGTGCGCTGTCTCAAGGCCGGTGCCAAGACCGAGTACGTGCCAATCATCGGCTGGAACCACTACGCGCACAACGAAGGCCGCGTCACCACGACCTCTGACAAGACCGAGGCGTGGGCCGCGTTCGATCGCAAGCACCCCGGCTTCCGGTTGACAGGACAGAAAGGCATAGTAGGTTAGACAGCATGGCATACCCGAAAGGCAAGCCGCGTCCGCCGGGTTCTGGACGCGCCAAAGGCACCCCGAACAAGGCGACCAAGACCATCCGCGAGGCGTGGATCGAGGCGTTCAACCTCGTCAACGAGCGCATCCCCTTGCACGAGTGGGGGTCGCAGAACCCCGAGAAGTTCTATCCGCTCGCCACAAAGCTTATCCCCATCGACGTGACCTCTGGCGACAAGCCGCTCGCCCCATCCTCTATCCGCGTGGAACTGGTAGCCGCCAATGCCGATGCCGACCCCGAATCCTGACGAGAGCAAGGACGACTTCATCGCTCGGTGCCTTGCCAATCCGACGATGAACGCGGACTATCCCGATAACGCGCAACGCTACGCCGTCTGCCAAGCGCAATGGTCAGAGGAGCGCGAGGGCAAGTTTAGCTCCGGCGTGTGACAGCCCTCCACGTCCCGACCCCCAAAGCGTTCGGGTTCCTCTATACGCCAACCATCGGGGGCGTCCGTTACCGCGTGGCCTTTGGCGGTCGAGGCTCTGCCAAGTCGTGGCAGTTTGCCCGCGCTTTGCTTGTGCATGGCCTCTCCCAGCCGCTCCGCATCCTGTGTGCGCGTGAGTACCAAGCCAGCATCCGCGACTCGGTGCATCGGGTCTTGGCGGATCAGGTGACGCGGCTCGGCCTTGACAACTTCTACACGGTGCAGGAGTCCGCCATCTTGGGAGCCAACGGCACCGAGTTCCTGTTCAAGGGTCTGCGCCGCGACATCGCGCAAATTAAGTCAACGGAAGGCATTGACATCTGCTGGGTCGAGGAAGCCGAGGCGGTGTCGGACTCAAGCTGGCGCACACTCATCCCCACCATCCGCAAGGACAACTCCGAAATCTGGGTGACGTTCAACCCGGCGATGGAATCGGACTCGACGTACCAGCGGTTCATTGTCAAGTCGCCCGAGCGGTCGATCGTCCGCAAAGTCTCCTACACGGACAACCCGTGGTTCCCCGAGGTGCTGAAGCAGGAGGCGGACGCTCTGCTCAAGGCCGACCCCGAGGCGCACGCGCACGTGTGGGGCGGGAAGCCGTGGGCGCGGTCGGACGCACAGGTGTTGGCAGGCAAGTGGCGCGTGATGGACTTCACGCCAGAGAAGGGCTGGCAGGGGCCGTACTTCGGAGCCGACTGGGGCTTCTCGCACGACCCGACGGTCCTCGTCAAGTGCTACACGCACGACAACCGGCTCTACCTCGACCATGAGGCCGGTGGTATCCAACTGGATACAGATGCCCTGACCCGCGCCTTTGACAGCGTACCTGATGCGCGGGCCTTTGTCATCCGGGCGGACTCGGCGCGGCCCGAGACCATAGCCGAGATGAAGAAGCGCGGGTTCCGGTGCGAGGGCGCACCCAAGTGGTCGGGGTCCGTGCAAGATGGCATCCAGCACCTCCGCTCCTATACTGACATCGTGATTCACCCGCGTTGCAAGCGAGCCATCGAGGAAGCCCGGCTCTGGCGCTACAAGACCGACCCGCGCACCGACGAGGTGTTGCCGCATCTGGTGGCTGGCAATGACCACGTGTGGGACGCCGTGCGGTATGCGTTAGCGCCCCTTATCAAGAAGGGGCCGTCGGTCTTTGTCGTGTAAGGGGTTGCGCCGTTGCTTGCTTTCGCGTTAGTCTTGTAGCGCGGCAGACTCCTAACGCGGGGCCATCATTTGTCCGATCGCAAGTCCTTACTACTGCGCGTGAGCGATGCGCTACGCGCCTTGTCAGGGAGTGGTGAGTCCGCCCGCTCCATCATGCCAGTGACGTATCCGAACTGGCCCAACGGCACCCAGCAGATGCAGTTGGTCCGCACGGCGGACCCAAGCGAGTACCGCCGCGATGGACGCACGATCCGTGTGCAGGGCTTCAACGCCCATCCAGTCGTTCATGCGTGCATCCGCGTGGTGGCTGACATCATGGCCTCCGTCCCGCTGGTGGTGCTGAAGGAGAAGGGCGATTACGAGTCTCGAGTGGGCGATGACCACCCGCTCCAGAAGCTCCTCGACTATCCCGGCCCGCGCTTTACGGCCCGCCAGTTCCGCGCCAAGTTCGCGGTGGACTTCTTGGGCTACGGCAACTCGTTCTTCGTGATGGAGCGCACCAACCCGAACCGCCCGCCGGTCGCGCTTCGCCCGGTCAATGCCGAGTCGCTTCAGCAGGTCTGGATTGACCCCGAGGGCGACCCGCGCCGGTACGATTACGCGAACTGGGCTGGCATCATCGTCAATGTGCTGACCGAGGATATGCTTCATTTCCGCGACTTGGAGATGGGGCGTCCGTTCGAGGCCGATGTGTTCGGCTATCCGCGTGGGGCTACCGCTATCGGCTCCATCTTGGCGGACAACGAGGCCACGCAGTACGTCAGGCAGGTCGTGACCAACGACGGCACCCCGACCTTCGCGGTGCTGATGGCTGACGAGGCTAGCACGGAAGATGCCGTGGCGATGCAGGACCGCTACACGGCCCGCGTGGTGGACCGAGGCAAGCGCGGCGTTCCGGCCTTCTTCGGCGCGGTCAAGGACATCAAGCCGCTCGGTTTCACGCTCTCCGATCTCGAGTTCCCAGACCTCCGGCGCGTCTCGCGTGAGGACATCTGCGCGGCGTTCGGCGTGGACCCTCGCATGATCGGCATCGCCTCGGCGTCCAGCGACGGCGGGCTGTCTGGCATACAGTACGCGGAAGCCCGTGCGCGTCTCGTCCAGCACACGATTGAGCCGCTGTTCTCGGCCTTCGAGGACGAACTCAACCATTGGCTCGCGCCCGAGTTTGGCGATGTCTGGGTGACCTACGACCACGACATCCTGCGCGATCTCGTCGAGAACGACACCGAGACCTCGACCCGCGTGCGGGCCGAGTTCGATGCGGGGCTTCGCACGTGGGAGGAGAGCCGCCGGGCCATCAAGCTCTCGCCGCTTCCAGAGCCGACCGACAGCTTGCTGAAGGTGATGGGGCGCGACCTCATCCCCGCCGCTGTCGCGGTGATCGACCCCTCAACCATCATGGACGAGCCACCCGCGACCGACAACGAGCCTGCCTCACCAGAGGCGGAGTCCAAGCCGTCGCCGGAGTCGGAGGCCGATTCGGACTTCGGAGACAGCGAGCAGTTGGTCGAGGAAGAGACCGGACGCCGCATCCCGCGTCATCGCATCCGCGCCTACGCCGAGGACGGTCTCTCGGGCGATCAGGTCGAGGCGCTGACCGAGTTGCTGGACGAGCTGGTTGAGAAGGAACTCCCGCGCCCGACCGTTGAGGCGCTGATTCAGGCCGCGTTCCCGAAGATGGACCGCGAGCTGATTGCCAAGATGCTTGACGGACTCGAAGGCTTCGAGGAGCCGGAAGAAGAGCCGGAGATGCCGGAGGGCGAGATGCCCGAGGCTCCCGAGGACGAGGAGGAGATGTCGGTCTCGCGGGCGGAGGAGGTCACGAACTTCCCCGAGGACGGCGACGATAAGAAGGTCACGCTCCGCAACTCGCAGTACGCGCTCTTCCCCGTTGGCGAAGCCGAGGATCTGAAAGAGAACTATCCCGAGATTTGGTCGAAGGGCGGCAACGTCAAGGGCAACGAGCAGTTCGCCAAGCTCGCGCCGATTGCCAAGCGCGGCGGCGTCCCTGACGGTGAGGCCGAGGAGAACGCTATCCGGCTCCGTGAGGCGTGGGTCGCCCGGCACCGTGGCGACTTCCAGCTTGCCGGGGTCGTGGCGCAGATCAAGTGGCTCGCGGTCGGTGACCGAGGGCTGGACCACATGCGGAAGGTCATCCGCGAGGCGAAGGACGCGCTCAAGGATCGGAGCGAGGCCGAAGACCCGATGATGCGGAAGCGGGCCATCTGGGAGCGGGCCAACGCCGAACTCGACCGCACCGAGCAGACGTACAAGGCGACGGCAGAGGCGTTGTTCCGTGCCGAGCGCCCGAAGGTCACCAAGTCCATCTCGACGGCCCAGAGCTTTGCCGAGGCTCGTGCGCGGGTCCGTGCGGCCTACACGCCGGGCGGGGAACTTGAGGAAAACTGGCGCGAGTCCTTTACCCCGCTCGTCTCCAAGAGCTACGCCTTCGGCGCGACCGAGGTGGCAGGGGCAGGCGCGGCAGTCGCCGCCGATACAGTCGAGGCGGGGCTGACTGGGCGGTCGGTGCAGAGTGTCCGTGAGGCGATCCGCAAGCGGACCCAGCGGCTCTCGCAACTGATTGGCGATACCACTGCGAAGGAGGTCTTGGCGGTCATCGAGGCGTCCGAGCGCGGGGGTTTGACGGTCACAGAGACGGCCCGACTCGTCAGCCGAGCGGTCTATGGCGAGGACAAGGTGACCTCACGCTCCACGGCGATTGCCCGCACCGAGTCGGCTGGGGCATTGTCGCAGGGGTCGTGGGATCAGGCGAAGGAGATGGGCGACCTGTACCAGAGCAAGGAATGGCTGGCGTTCTCGGATGCCGAGACCCGCGAGAGCCACACCGCGTGCATGGCGCAGGGCCGCATCCAGATTGACACGCCGTTCCAGAACGGCCTGATGTATCCGCTCGATCCGTCTGGGTCGGCGTCCGAAGTGATCAACTGCCGCTGTGTGTTGGCGTACAGCGACGAACCAGCGTAAGAGGGTATACCATTGGCAGACCTGAAGATCAGTCAACTGACGGACGGCGGCGCGTCACAGGCCGCAGACGAGTACGTGATCGCCCGAAGCGGCTCGAACTATCGCATTGACGGCGCGAGCGTCGCGGCGGCGGCTACCTCGGTCGGCACCCTGACCTCGCTGACGGTGAGCGGCAACCTGACGGTCGATACCAACACGCTGTTCGTGGACGCCACGAATAATGCGGTCGGTGCCGGAACGACATCGCCCAACACGTTCGGCAAGTTGGCAACCGTCGCTGCATCCACGGCTACTGCGCTGTATGCAGGTACGGGAACGCAAGGGCTTTTTGTTAGCGCGAGTGACGCAACGCGATTCGTCACTTATGCGTCAAGCGGCAGTCTTATTGGTGGACATCGGTGGCTGTACGGCAATACCGAAGGGATGCGCCTCGACGACAGCGGCAACCTCGGCCTCGGGGTGACGCCGAGTGCGTGGACTGCGATTGAAAAGGCCATCGAAATCTCTCGCGTTGGAAATGGCATTTTTAGCGGTGGTGTCGATGATGTCACTATCAATAGCAATGCTTATTACGCTGGTGCGTGGAAGTTCGGGGCGAACGGCTATGCCAATCGTTTCAACGTTGGCTCTGGCAACGGACAGTTTCAATGGTTTGTTTCGACCGCCAGCAACTCATCTGGTGCTGGTGCCAACGCTACGTTCACGCAGGCGATGACGCTGGATGCGTCGGGGAACTTGGGGGTGGGGGTGACGCCATCCGCGTGGGCAAGTACTGGTCGTGCTGTTCAAGTTGGTTCGTCTCGCTCATCCTCGTTGATGGCGCTTGATGTTGGCGGAACCTACTACACCATTCTTGGTCATAACTGGTATTACGACGGCGCAAACGATAAATACATTAGCACAGATGTCGCATCACGAATACTCCAACACGAAGGGATTATTCGATTTCAAAATGCGGCATCTGGCACCGCCGGGAACAACATCTCGTTCACCGAACGCGCCCGCATCCGTGCGGAAGGTGATTTCCTTGTTGGCACGACCAATTACGCACCCGGCGAAAACAATGTTACCGGACATTCGCTCCAGCCCGATGGTTTGGCGTTGCACTCAAAGTCTGGTGGCTATGCGTTGCTCTCAAATCGCAAGGACAATGACGGCACGCTCGTAAGCCTACGTCAAGATGGTAATGAAGAAGGCACCATCTCGGTCAGCGGAAACACCGTCTCGTACAACGCCTTCGCTGGCTCGCACTGGTCACAACTTGAGGACGGAAGCAAGCCAGAGATTCTGCGTGGCACGGTGATGGAAGCCCTCAACGAACTCTGCGAGTGGCCCAACGAGCAAAACGAGCGACTGCCGAAGGCGAAGGTCAGCGATACGGCGGGAAGCAAGAAGGTCTACGGCGTCTTTATGGCGTGGGACAACGACTGGACGGTGACGAACGATATGTACGTCACGGCGGTCGGTGCCTTCATCTGCCGTGTTGCCGCCGATGTGGTGGTCGAGCAGGGCGACTTGCTTGAGTCGAACGGGGACGGGACGGCGCGGGTGCAGGCGGACGACGTGATTCGGTCCAGCACCATCGGCAAGGTCACTAGCACCGTCAAGACGCACGAGTACGAGGACGGCACCTACTGCGTTCCCACCGTGTTGTACTGCGGCTAATGCTGAACTGGCTGAAGGGCATCGGGCGGCAGGTGCTTCGTGCCTTCGGGTTGGGGCCGAAAGCTCTGCCACTCGACTGGGGCAAGACGGTGTTCCCGGTCGCTGACCGTGCGCCGATTGACGCCTTGTGGTGGACCCAGCACGCCATCGTGACCAGCCGTGGCACGGCGGCGGCGTATGCGGACCCGAGCGGCCTCCGCTACGGGGTCTATCAGGGCGACCGCTTCCCGGACGGCTCGACGCATTGGGGCAAGTACTGGGCGCATAGCCGGGTGATTGTGGTCCTGAAGGCGCACGAAGGCAACACGGCCCTCTGGTCCCACGAAGTGCGGCATGACGTACTAGGCACCGAGGATCATCCGGCCCTATATTTCAACGGCAGTTCACTCACCCTTCCCTGACCAATGACCGAGACCCCGCAGACCGTCACAATCCCTGCCACGCTCGCCGTCGGCATCCTCAACTATATGCGCCAGCGTCCCTACGCCGAGGTCGCGGCTGGGGTGCAGGCGTTGGAAGCGGTGCTGAACGAGCAACTGCCAAAGGCCGACCCGGAGTAACCGATGAAGTCCACGCGCTACCACCTGACCGAAGCCGCCCCGCAGATCCGAGCCGAGTCTGACCTCCCGCCCGGTATTGCTGGGCGCGTGTCGGGCGTGGCGCTGACCTACGAGGTGGTGGACAGCTACCAGACGATGTTCGCTCGCGAGTCCACCAAGCGCACGGTGAACAACAAGGTCGCGGCCCGCAAAGTCCCGCTCCTGATGGACCACGAACGCACCAGCAAGGCGCACGTCGGGGTTGTCACCGAGATGCGGGAGATGGGCGATGCCCTTATGATGACCGCCGACATCTTTGACACGGCAGATGGTCGGGCCGCGTTGGAGTATGTCAAGGCGGTCTTGGCGAGCGGTGCCTCGACGGGGTTCAGCATCGGGTTCATCCCGCGTGCCTCGGAGATGGTGACCGTGAATGGCAAGCCGGTCGAGCGGTTCACCGAGATCGAACTGCGCGAGGTGAGCATCACGCCGATGCCTGCCGTGCCGGGGGCGGAGATCGCGAACGCCCGCAATGAGGATATGGAGACGGTCAGCCCGACCGCTCAACTGGAGGAGGAGGAGTCGCCCGAGCGCACGGACGATGAACTCCTGCTACTTGCCGCCCGTGCCGCGTTGGATGCGCTTTCCGACGAAGCACGGATGGCATTGCTGGACGCATACAAGCCCACGCCGGTACAGACCGAGACGGCTTCGTCCGACGCCCCTGTGGTGTTGGATACGCCCACCTCGACGGAAAGCACGGCCCGGTATGCCAAGATGGAGGATCGCATCAAGGCGGTGCGGTCATCGTTCGTCCTACCCAAGTAACGAGAGAACACGACAATGAAGGCCCCACTTGTTTCCAAGAACCGCGCCGCGAACGAGTTCCGCGAGCAGGCGCACAAGCTCCGTAGCGAGCTGATGGACCCGTCCGCCAGTTTCACGGCGGAGGAAGTTGAGAAGCGCACCGCTGACATCCGTGCGCTTGAGATGCGGGCGCAGTCTGCCGCCGAGTTCACCGCTGATGCCGAGGTCGCCCGTCAGGGTGGCGACGAGGGCCTTGTGCGGATGGACGTCAGCGGTGCTGACCGCACCGAGTTTGCTGGCATGAAGGACGCGAGCGAGAAGGTTCGCTCGGTTCTCGTTAAGGCGTTCCCCTCCATCGGCTCGTATGTCCGCGCTGTGGCGAAGGGACCGGCAAATGCGAAGGAGGCCGAGGCGCTTCGCACGGTCGATATGATGACCCGCACCATCACCGGCTCGACCAACGGTGGTGAGTTCCTCCTCCCGCTCTCGCAGGTTCCCGAAATCTTCTCGGTGAGCAATGCCCAGCCGGGTCTCTTCCAGTACGCCCGCCGCTACAACGTGCCGGGCCGTTCGCTTCGCATCCCGTATCTCTTGCAGGATGAGGGTACGTCCACCCTTAACCGCCCGATGGCGGGTAAGATTGCGAACGTCACCATCGTTGGCGAAGGCGCGACCAAGCCGGAGCGTGACCCGAACTTCGGTCAGCGTCTCCTCACGATGTATAAGTACGCCGCTGTGACGGAGTTCGGTGACGAACTGCTTGGCGATGACTTCACCGGCGAGCTTCCCGCCGAGGTGACTGCCGCCGTCGGCGGGCAGGTCATCAACAAGATTAACGAAGACATCACCATCGACGGCACCGGGTCGAGCCAGCCGCTCGGCGCGTTCAACACGAACAACACGGCGCTCCTCAAGGTCGTGCGTCAGACCGCGAACGAGTTCAAGGCGCGTGATGCTTTCCAGATGTACGAGCGTCACACCCACGGCCCGAACTCGGTGTGGATGATCTCCCGCCGCGTGCTGGCCCAGTTGTTCGCGATGCAGACCACGAACAACACGATGGTCACGTGGATCCCGAACCTCCGCGACAAGCCCCAGATGACCCTCCTCGGGCTTCCGGTCATTGTCACGGACCTCCTCCCGACGCTCGGGACCGAGGGCGATGTGGCGCTGGTGAACGGCGACTTCTACGCGATGGGCCTCCGTCAGGCGCTCACCGTCGAGTCGTCGATCCACTACAAGTTCGTGAACGACATCACCACGTACCGGTTCGTTGCTCGCGCCGGGGGCATCCCGCTCCCGACCTCGACCTATGCCTACGCGATTGACTCGTCGGGCAACAAGGTGGACGAGCATAGCCCGTTCGTCGTGCTGGACAACACGGCCTCTGCGTAAGCCGAGAGCCAAGCGGACCGTCGGTGCGGAGGGGGCCATCACCCCCTCCGCTTCGGCGCTTCCGTCAGAGGTGCAGGCCACTGTCCGTGTGAAGGCCCTGATTAACGGACAGGTGTATGAGAAGGGCCAACAGATTGTGCTTCCTACGGCGCAGGCCGAGGAGCTATTTGCGGGAGGGGTGGTGGCGTCTCGGGAGCAGATTGACCGCGTGTGGGCGAGTGCAGGCCGGATACTGTCTCCGGGCCTTATCGCCTCGCACTACACGGCAACGCCCTACGACCCGTCCGCGCTCAAGGTTTTACAGTTGACCGCCTACGATCCCGGCTCGGCGGTCTATCGCTACCACTCGGCGGCGAACACGGTACCGGGCGTGGTGTCGGCGCTGGTGCGCTACGGACACACGAACAAGCATTGCGACCTCCGGCAGTGGGACACGGAGATCGACGCGACCACCATCCAGTTGCTCTACGAGACGGCGGATGTGGTGCATAGCCACATGGACTACTGGGTCTTGCGGAACCAGCTCCGGCGCGGGACGCGGGATGGTCTCATGCAAGCCCTGACCTACCACGGATCGGTAGACCCCGGCAACATGGCAGGGTCGGTGCGGGTGAACGACGGCGGCAACGATGACCGGATGGACGCCATCTGCTTCGGGGCGCGGCCCTACCACCACCGCCTCGGCATCCGGCACTGGCTCCCCATCCCGATGCCGGTCGATGACTACCAGCAGATCGCGAAGGAAGAGACCGTCACGTCCAAGACGTTCCGCGTGGCGCACAGCCCGACGATGCGGCGGATTAAGGGAACGCAGGAGTTCTTGCGGGCCTGTGACTACCTCAAGATGCACGAAGGGATCGACATCGAGCCGGTCCTGATTGAGAACATGGAGCATGGGCAAGCCCTCCGCGTCAAGGCGTCCTGCGATGCGGTATTCGATAGCTTCTGGCTCGGGATGCAGGGGTCGGGCTTGGAGGGCGCGGCGATGAGCAAGGCGGTCATCGCGGGCGACCCAGAGGCGCAGAACGACCTGATTAAGCTCGGCATCCCGGTGCCGTGGACAGTGGCGAACGACGAAACCCAACTGAAGCAGGTCTTGGCGAAACTCGTGAAAGACCGTAGCTTCTATACGGCAGAAGTTGAGCGGGTGCATCAGTACGTGCGGACCTACCACGACTACCCGGTGGTGGGGGCGAAGTACGCGGCAATCTTGACCGAGGCAAAGCGCAATGGCCCTCCCTACCGTCAGTGACCTGAAGTCCTACCTCCGCATCGAGACCACCGCCGAGGACACGCTCTTGACGGCGCTCCTCGCTCGGGCAAAGGCGCAGATGGAAGTCTGGACCGACGTGCCGGTCACCGCTGTCAATACTACGGCGGTCGATCGGGCGGATGTCATCGAGCCGCAGAGTTGCACCTCGCTCATCTTTCCGAAGCGGCCTATTGGCACCACCGCGACCATCGTGGACTCCGAGGGCGTGACGGTGCCAGCGACCGACTACACGATCAATCAAGCCTCGGGCGTGATTTATGCCAACGCGGGCTATTCGTTCCCCTATGGCCCCTACACCATTACCACCCAGTGCGGACTGTCTCTGCGGGGCGATTACGCGCAAATAGAGCCGGTTCTGTCACAGTGCATCATCGACTTGGCGGCTGACCTTTATCAAAAACGGACACCGAACGCCTCGACCGAGACGGCGGCTGGCACCTCGATTAGCTGGGATGTTTCACGTGACACGGCGGCTCGCGTCCTCAAGGTCTTGCGGACGTTCAAGCTCGTGGTGGCTGGCTGATGTATATCGCACCCGGCCTTCTGGATCGGCGGCTCCAGTTCTTCACGCGAGCGGAGGACGGGGCCGACGGCTTTACGCGCCCGGTCTATACGCGGGTCGGGACGTACTGGGGTCGGATTGACGCGATGTCGGACCAGTTCACGCCTGCCGGGTCGCCACAGGGCCATATTGACAGCCGCACCTCGCTGGTCGCCACGGTTGCCGACTACGTGCCGGTGGACCCCTTCGGCATTGTCAAGGACGAGAACGAGACCCCGATCTACTTCGTGCGGGGCGTGATTGAGTTGCGGCAGTTGATGTGCAAGCAGTTGACGTTGGAGGAGGTGGACCCGACGGCCTACACGCTCTACACCGGGTCCGACCCGGACAGCGTGGCGGATGGGGTGCATCTCATCAATCCGGCGGCGGATGCGTTTTCTTCAGGCTTTGACGAGGGCTACAGCTAATGGCGGAAACTCCGAAGGTTCTCTCTGCGCTTCTCGCGCAACTGCCCGACAACACGACCGGCCTCATCTCGCCCGAGGACATCCGTGACGCCGTGGTCTCGCTGTTCCCGAGCCGAGGCCAGATCATCCTGACGAGCGCAGGCACCACGACCTTTACGCAGTCGGCGCAATACAAGGCATTGACCGTCACGACCTCGCTCGATACGGATGTCTGCTCGTCCTGCGTGTCGATGCCGTCGAATGGCGTCCTGAAGCTCCTCAAGAACGTGGCGCAGGTCGTGCTGGTGAACGCGACCATCGAGGTGCTACCCGCCGCGAATAACAAGCGGTACACCTTCACGTTCGCCAAGAACGGGACGCCAATCGACAGCTTGGCGTACACGGCGTTCTATGGCAACCTCTCGGGCAATCCGGCGGGCGTGTTCCTGTCGGGCTTGGTGCCGATGACGGGCAACGACGAGCTGTCGCTGGTGGTGCGGAACGACACGGACACGACGAGCATCGCCACCTCGGTCTACTCCCTCTCCCTTATCGGGTTCATCAAGTAATGGACGCTCGCCTCATCTGCGGTCAGGACGTTCGGCGGTCGGGCATCTGGCCTACCGACGAGGCACGGATTGAGGCGTTCATCCAGCGCCACGGCGGGACGCTTGAGGCGGCTCCGGTCGGGGACGCGGCAATCATGATTCGCTGGACCTCGCTTGAGGGTGAGGGCAAGACGGCGACTGGCATCACGGCGCGGGAAGCCCTGCGGAAACTGCAAGCGGAGATGGCATGAGCGTCAAAGTCACGGACCTCTCGCCGCAGTTCTTGAAGCAGTATCGGGACGCCTCGCGGATGGCGCTCGATGCGGCGGCAAACTTGTTGCAGGCGAACGTGACGAAACGCTTCCGGCAGGGGTACTACACTAGCCAGCGGTTCCGTTCTACTGCTCAAATCATGCAACACATCACCCGCGAGCCACCGGTCTATCGCGGCAACGGCTGGATGTCGCAGGTCGGTGTGCCAGACGGTATCATGGCGACGCCGAAGGGCAAGAAAGCCAAGCCGCCCAAGACGCCTACAACGGTCGGAAAGATTGCGCTGGCATGGGAGCTAGGACACCACAACCACTTCACCGGCAAGTGGGAGCGGGTTGCCATCTTCAAGCCGGTCGGCTTTGACTCACTCAAGGCGATGATTGACACCTACAACCGCGTCCTGAACCGCTACATGGAGCGCGGGAGAGCCGTCCGATGACCTTACCGACCTACGTTGTTCCGGGCAGTCTCCAGCTTCCGTCCACGGCCTCGACGGTCCAGATCTACGCGACCCTGCGCCAGTCCCTGCTCGAGTACGTCAGCCCGAGCGGGAGTCGGCTTGAGGACATCATCGGGACGCGGGCCTATGTCCGAGCCGCGCCTGCCGACCCCGTGTTCCCGTATCTGACGCTCCGCCTCGATCGGACCAGCCTTCCGGCCTACAACGGCTATCGGGAGACCGCCATCCTCGAAGTGCAGGGGGTTGGCAAGCCGGAGTCGCAGTTGGCGATGGTCGAGTCGGCTATTGACATCGTGGATCAGTTCTTGACGGGGTTCAACGATGCGCGGTCGGGCCTGATGGTCGGGCGGTCGCGGACGCGGCAGACGGTCCCGATGTTGACGGACCCGGCAGACTCCTCGGTCGTGGCGGTCATCGCCAATTACGAAATGTTCCTCTGGCCCCGTGTGTTGACCGAGCGGGCTGATTAGATTCCACCCCACCACCCTCCGTAGGATAGACCCATGACTGCTCCGCTGACTGGCTACACCTCCGCTCTCCCGAGCGACATCCTCCTCGACTCTGGCGTCCTGTACGTCAGTTCCACCGTGTTCGGCGCGTTCGCGGGGGGCATCAAGTTCGACCCCGGCGTGACATATCGGGCCGCTGACTTCGACGGCAAGCGGTCGCCTGTCAAGGGCTTGGACCGCGTGACGATGCGGATGCCCAAGATTTCTGGCACCGTGATTCAGCTCTCGACCACGAACGTCGGGCAGATTGAGCCGGGTGCGGCGACTGCCGTGACTGGCGCGTGGACGGCCTCGACCTCCTACGCCCCCAAGTCGGCTGGACAGTTGCTCGCCTCGGGCGACTACCTCTCTGATGTCCGTGCCATCTGGCAACGCGGCGGGGCGACGGCTTCGGCTGGGAGCTATGTGCAGGTCCGCTTCCCGTCGGCGCTCTGCACCAAGTATGACATCACCGGGCAGGACGGGGCGGAGATTGCCATTGCCATCGAAATCGAGGCGCGGCTTGACCCTACCCTCTCGGGCTTCACGGCGATCGGCTCGGCGCCGTTCCGCATCGAATACCTCACCTCTGTCTGATAAGGACTGATGATTAACCTCGACGAGTTGGTGAACCCGGCACGCCTACCGCGTGTGACGCTGTTCGGACGAGAGATAGTGGTGCGCCCCTTGACTGGGGCGTCCGCGCATAAGATCGCCGCGCTGTCCACGCAGGATGGCGCTGGCGATGTCATGCTCGGGGCGTTGTTGGAAGTCGTGCGGTCCAGTTGCCCGGACCTAACCGACAAGGAAGTGGACGCCTTGACCGTGGATCAGATTGCCGCGCTCATTCAGTTGAGCCGCAATCAGGTGTCCGAGGTTGAGGCGATGCTCGCGGAGCGGTCGGAAAAAAACTGACCGAGGCGACGGGGCAATCGACCGTCGCCGTGCCGTGGGACGCCGAGCAGTTCGTGCGGCGGGTGGTAGTGGAGGTGTCGCGGGACACGGGGCAACCCGTCCGCGTGGTAGCGGGGGAATCGTTTGCGATAACGCTCTGGATGTGGGCGGAGTTGCGGGCGATGGCGAAAGAAGCGACGGTCGAGCGGATGGGGGAGCGGACGGACTTGGCAGGGCAGGTTGCCATCGCGTTCCATCAGCCGCAAGACTTGCAGAAGATGGAGATGCGGTACCTGAAGGCGGCGGGGCAGTTGTCGCAGATGTTTGACCAGACGCGGGAGCGGCTGACGGCCCTGTCTCAACGGATGGCGCAAGCCGTCGTAAAGGAGTAAGTCATGCGGGTCTTTTCCGTTGAGATGCTGGTCAAGGAGGAAGGCGCGGCTACGGTGCAAGCCGCCCTGAACCGCCTCAAGAAAGAGACGCAAGCCGTCGCCGCTGATATGAAGGTGACCGCGCAGGCCGTGACCAATACGGGATCGGCAATGCAAGGCGCGGCGAATCAAACACAGATTGCAGGCGACCGAGCGGCAAAGGCCGCGATTGGATTCGCGGCGGTCGGGCAGTCTATCGCTCGTACCGGATCGCTGACGGCAGACGCCGGAACGCGCATCATCGAAGCTGGCTCACAGATTTCGGCAATGTTCGGCGCGGGCGGGTTGGTGGTCAGCGGTATCCTCGCTGGCCTTGCCGCTGTCACGACCGCGTTCTTCAGCACAAAGAAAGAGGTTGCCGACTTTAAGAAAACCCTTGACGGTCTGACCGATACGGCAAACCTTCAGGGATTGCAGGACGAGCTAGACAAGATCGTCAAGGGAACGGCGAGTAAGGAAGGCAAAGACGCCATTACCGCGCAAGCGCAAGAGTTGGTACGCTTGCAGGAAGAATACAAGAAGTACGCAAATGTGACGGGCGCGGCGAGTTCCGAGCAGATTGAGCTTGCCAAGCAAATCAACACGCTCAAAGCCGAACTCGAAGATAAGCGCGACCGCATTGCGGACATCACGCAACGGATTGCGATTGCGTCTGATAAGGAACGTTTTCACACGACGGTTCTTGATAGAGAAGCCGAGGCAGAACGGCGCATTACAGCGGCAACGAAAGCCAGAGCCGAAGCACTCAAGCTGTTAGACGAAGCACTCACGCGCAATGCCGCTGTTCGTGCCGCAATTCAGGAGCGGGAGCGGGCGCGGATTGGCACGATGCCGTCTACAGTCGGTCAAACGACGTTCGGCACCGGCTTGGGTGTGGCTGGAAGTGTCGAGCGTATGGCGGAACAGAACGCGCCTGCTATTGCCGCCGCCGCCGCTCAAAGCTTCAAGACGCAAATGACCGCCGAGATGCAAGGCATCACGCAGGGCCTTGCAACGATGACGATCCCGATTGACGAGTCGTTGATGCAGGCGGTGCAACTCGACAATTTGCAAGCCACACTTGCCGACGGAATTAAACAGTCGATTGAAGGTGGCATCATCTCTGGCCTTGAGATGGGTTTGGCCTCTGGCAACATTGGCGACGCATTTCGGGCGATGGGCCAATCCATCGTGCAATCGATGGCGCAGGCAATGGTGCGCGTGGCGCTTGCCGCCATCAAGTTTGGCGAACTGCTAACAAAGATTAAGACGTTTATGATGAACAATCCGGCGCTCGCGGTGGTCTCTGCAATTGCTTTGTTGACCATTGCACGGTCGATGGGCGGAGGCGTCAGCGGCACAGGAATGGCGGCTGTCGGTGGTGCTGGCGGATTGACCTATGCGCCGATGACGGCGGCGGCTCCGATGTCGCCTACCCAGCTCATCTTCGGGCAGACCTCCGCTACCACGGCGGCGGGCATGACGCCTCGGCAGTCGATGAACGTGACGGTAATCGGCCCGAACGATCCCTCGGCCCAGCGAGCGATTCAGGAACTGATGACGAAGGCGAATAGCCGTGGGAGGGTGGGCTGATGGCAACCATCACGTTTACGGACGGCACCGGAGCCGCGACGCTGGATAACAGCACGACCAGCATCAGCACAGGGGTCGGATCGCGGTTCGCGGACTGGACCCCGTTCCAGCGTCCAATCGGCCCTCGCGTTCCGGCCCTCGGCACCGGGCGTCCGTACCAGTTCCGGTTCCGCACCGACTACGGCGCGAGCTTTACGATGACGGACATCCCGAACACCAGCATGGCGACGATGCTCCGCTGTCAGGAGTGGTTGCTTCGGGGCGAGGCCGTAACGGTCAACACCGGAGACGCGGCGAACCGGAGCTACACGACCTGCTATCTCGCGCCTGATGGCGATGTTACCATCACGTTGCAGGACAAGAACCTGCTCCTCTACTCGATGTCGTTCACGCTGATTAACGGCGCGTCCTCACCGACCGCGATGCTCTGTCTCTACGACTGATGCCGACACAAGCCTACCGCCTTCGCATTCGTAACGCCGCCGATAGCGCGGATACGCTGGTTGTCACCTCCATCCGAGGCGGCACCAACCCCTACATCACGGGCATCCCAAACGGCGATGGGCAAGAGGTAGACCTACTGACTGGCGCCGTCCGCACGGGCGCATATGTGGTTGAGGTCATCGACGTCGTGACCGGCGCCGATAGCACCGGCACCCTGCGGCTCGTCACCAGCCAGATCTACGATGGCGTTGAGGGCTATCTGCTCCTTGAAAACGGCGACAAGATCCTGCTGGAGAACGGAGACCCGATTGAGCTAGAGGCGAACAACGCCGAGTTCGGGCGTCCGCATTTGCTCTCGCGCAAGGCATTCTTGGAGATGTCCTCGGACAACGGCTCCAACTGGGATGTCTGGCAGGCGGGCTACCTGACCAGCGTTCGGCAGGTCGATGCCATCCGGTACGCCTTTACCATCAGCAACACGCGGAGGGTTGAGCAGACCCAGCGTATCTTCGCGTGGGATCGGGCGGCAGAGCGGTCGGCTTTCCCGAAGCGCGGGTGCTTGTTTGGCGGGCCGGTCATCGGCGGTTTTGGCGCGTCCGAGGGGTCGAACCTCACGCCCGACTCGGGGGGCTGGGAGTTCACGATTCTCGACACGGCGACCAACTTCCTGTCGGGTGATGGGCGGTTCTCGGCGCTGGTCTCGCTGGACTTCGTGGCGGCGTACCTCCAGCCGAACTACGAGCGCAAGACGGTGTTGGCGCAGACGGACTTCGAGAAGCTGTATGCCAACATCGGACCGTTCGTGTCCTACGACACGCCTGACGCGGTGCCGGTCGGGGCTAACTGGGCGGGGCTGAACGATCGCTCGCCGGTCTACGCCTATCCGGGCGTGCGGGCGTTGCTCGAGGATAGCGCGGGCAATACGTGGGAAGGCACCATCCGTGGCCTATTTACGCCGCAGAGCAACCTGAACTACTCGACGCAGTTCACGCAGGTGGGTGGCGAGCGTCGGCTGTTCGTGCAGTTGGACGGCTCGTCGGTCGATAGCCTCGGCAACATCACGCCCGCGATGACGCCGGGGACGCCGGTGCGGGTGCGGGGCGTGAGTGCGCTGACCACCGAGCAGTCGCCGCTCTACTTCGACGAGCATCCGGTTGACGTAGCGACCAAGCTCTACCAGCTCATCGGGCTGACCGTCGATAGCGCCTCGGCGGATGCGGTTAAGGACGGCATCGGCCCTGAAACCTATCTGGCCTGTCGGATCACCGAGCCGCAGAACATGGCGGAGTTCTTGGAGTCCGCGCTGTTCGGGCCGTTTGGCTTTGCCGCTCGCACGAACGCCTCGGGCGAGATCGAGTTCTTCCTGACGCGAGAGCTTGGCACCGCCGCGCCGACCCTGACGATAACGGACGATGAGCTGGTCGGGGACAGCCCGCCGCCCATCTTCGATTTGGACGAGGCCACGGCGGTCACCGGCTACAGCATCAAGCAGAAGAAGTTCACCAAGTGGGTGCAGAACCAGCAGACCACGGAACAGCCGCCAGCCGATATGCTGGTGGAGACCGAGGTGCCGTATGAGATCGTGACCGGCGACACCACCACGTTCTCGACGCGGATGGTGACGTATGACATCCCCGGCATGATCCACGAGAAAGACTCGTTTGTGCCTGACCCGCAGTTGTTCGCGTTGGCGGTGGCGCGTGAGGGCTTCGACCGCTTCGGGCGCGGTGCGCCGTCGATGGAGGTCGAGGTCATTCGAGGGACGGCCCCTGCCGCCGCGCAGGTGGGCGAACTGGTCTATCTGGATGCGGGGTTCTACCCGAACAAGAACTACCGGATCGGGGAGTCCTCGGTTGGTGCGCGTGTGGCGCAGGTGGTGCGTCGGGACGAGCGGCCCGAGTCGGTGGCGTTCAAGCTGGTCGATGCGGGCGTCTACGTTCAGCCAGCCCAGACTCCGACTATCACGGCTTTGGCTAGCACGAAAGACCCGCGCCGGGTGGCGCAGTTCACCATTACCAACGCCGCCGCGCTCAACACGAACGCGGACATCGCGGTCACCATCGAGTACGCCACTGGCGCATCGGCGCCTGCCTCGGGCGTCAATGGCGTGACGTTTGCGCGGTACCAGCCGGGCCAGATCCCGACTGGGGCCGTACCGCTGACGCCGGTGGTGCCGGGTTCAACGGTCTATGTGCGGGCGCGATCGGAACAGCCGGGGTTATTCCCGAGCGCATGGACGGGCTGGCAGACGGTCAGCCTGACGGCGTGGGCGGCTCCGACGGCGGTGACGGTCGGAAGCATCACCAACGAGTCGGCGGTGGTGTCGTGGAGCGTCGGGAGCAACACGCAAGACACGGTAGAGGTCTATGTCTACCCTGACACCGTTGCTCCGGCGAACTGGCAGACGTATCGCTGGGCGGTCTTGCCTGCGGGAACCACGACCACGACCCTGCTCGGCCTGACGGCCTCGACGGACTACGTGGTAGGCGTGGCGTTCTTCGATGCCATCTCGCAGGTGCGCGGGACGATGGCGACGGCGACCACCTTCCAGACCACTAGCTCGACGAGCGGGACTGCTAGTCGCCCAGCAGGGTTCTCGATCATTGATGGCGTCAACGATGCCACCCTGCCACAAGGCGTAGCACTGGCGCTCTGGTCCTCGGCTGGCGCCGATTACATCGTCATAGAGCGGGCGAACAACTTGGTGTCTGGGGTGGTGGACTACCCCGGCACCTATGCAGAACTTGCGGTGATGCCAGCCAGCACCGAGGTCTACATCGACCCACTGCCGAATAACGGCACGAAGTATTGGTATCGCATCAAGCATCGTCGCAATGGGCAAGCCGATTCTGACTACATCCCGAAGCGGCTGTTTGTCAACGTCGGCAACACGGTCTATGCTGGGTTGCAAGCGGTTGCGACTGGCATTCCAACCGACGTGATCCGCCCATCTGCGAGCGAGGCCATCATCACGCCGACCTCGCTGTATGACGAGGCGGGGCCGTTCCTCAAGCTGTTGCTGGTGCGGCTCAACTATGTCGATCCGCAGAACCGCATCATCTACTACGAATACCGGAGCCGCGAGCGCATCCAGCAAACGTGGGGCGCGTGGACCGCGTGGACGGGCGAGTCGTATAAGTGGAACACGACCACCTTCATGCAGGCCGATGCCACCATCGCCAACGACACCTACATCTATCAGGTTGAGTGGCGCATCTATGGCGCGGACAATGATGGCAACTTGTCGTTCATTCGATCTGGCGTGACCGAATGGCCCCAGAACTACGGCGTCAACAATGCCATCATCAAGGTGCAGAAGCAGGGCTACAACAGCGGCTCTGGCAAGTACGAGGTCTGGTGGCGGTACTACTTCCAGCGCGGCAACAACACGCTGGACGAGGATGGGCAGGACAACATCAACCAGTCCTTCACCACGCAGGTCATCCCAGCGTCGGTCAAGAACCAGAGCGGCACGACCGCGACCAATGTGGCGACGGCTGGCACCAAGACAGCGGACGGCTGGAAGGCCACGTGGGATAGCACGGCGAGCGATGTCTGGACGTATGAAATCAGCGTCGATACGGCAATGCCGTCGGCGTACTATCTGCAATATCAGGACACCGACTTCGTTGATGAGCAGTTAGTTGCACCGACGTTTGGGCAGACGTTTGTTGGGCCGGGGTCTGGCGGGGCTGGAGCAACCGGACCGACCGGGCCTACTGGTCCGACTGGCCCTACTGGTGCGACAGGACCAACCGGAGCGACAGGCCCGACTGGACCCACTGGGGTGACTGGTGTGACCGGCCCGACCGGGCCAACCGGAGCCACGGGTGCAACCGGCCCGCGTGGGTTGGATTGGCAGGGCGCGTGGAACAGCGGGCAGACATATCTCGTCGATGATGCGGTCTCCTATCTCGGATCGTCGTGGGTCTGTATCCAGACGCACTCGAATCAAGCGCCAGCCGTACCATCAAGCTACTGGGACTTGCTGGCAGAGGTTGGCGCGACTGGGGCGACTGGCTTGGTTGGGCCGACCGGCGCTACAGGAGCAACTGGACCATCTGGTGACATTGGACCGACTGGACCAACGGGACCGAATGGGCTGACCGGAGCGACTGGTCCCACCGGCCCTGCTGGAGCGACCGGCTTGCCGGGGCCTGCTGGTCCTACCGGAGAGACGGGTCCGACGGGACCAACTGGCGCACAGGGCAACATCGGCGCGACCGGTCCCACTGGTCCGACTGGCGCAACCGGACCGACCGGCCCAACAGGAATCACTGGGCCGACTGGTCCGACGGGTCCGGTCAACGCGACCATCTCGACCAATGCGCCCTCGGGGTCTGGTACCACGGGGCAACTCTGGGCGCAGGTGGCATAAGCGATGCCGATGTATTGGTGGGCCAACGCTTACAGCGTATTGCTGAAGGAGGATGGCGACAAGATTCTGCAAGAGGACGGCTCGGCCTTCATCACGGAAGGCAGTACCGTTGGCACGAGCTGGCGCCTGACGAATGATCTCTCCGTCTGGGATGGGTCGTGGAAGCCGGTCCTCAACTGCTGGATTTACAATGGCTCGGCGTGGAAGGTTTGCTACATTGACAACGCGATGAGCTTGGATGACTTCGACATCCTGAACGCTGGTGGCGGAACCCTTGTCATTTCGTGGGCCTACACCGGAACGAGGCCGCAGGACTGGCGCATCTATCTCGACAAGTCCACGGACAGCGGGGCGACCTATACGAACGTGGCAGACTATGCGGTAACGGCAAGCCCGCAGAACTACAGCGGAAGCGCGTCCGACTGGTATCGGTTGCGCTTGGTCTTTGCAACAGATACTGTCTATCAGGCGACCGGATCGCCCAAACTCCTCCAGCCTCCCTATCCCACATAATGCGCCTGCACCTGCTTGGTGTCCCTCACACCATCACGCACCCGCGCTTTTCGCATGATGCTTTCACGAACAAGGTCCGCTACTTCGGGCCGATGATGCGTGGCCTCGGCTATGAGGTCGTGCATTACGGCGTCGAAGGTTCGCAGAGTGGCGCGACGGAAGATGTCACGCTCATGAGCGAGGACGAGTTCTACGATATGCTCGGGCATCGGCTCGAGGACAAACAGCGAATGCACGTGACGGATGCCCGCACGGATTCGGTGCTATACCGCACCTTCAATGCACGACTGCGGGAACAGCTTGCCAAGCACGTGCGGAAGGGCGATGTCGTGCTACACTCGCTTGGCACGGGCCATCAGGGGTCGATCGGGAGCCACGACGGAACCGACTGCGAGCTAGGCATCGGCTATCCCCAGAGCTACCTGCCATTTCGCATCTTCGAGACGGCGATGTGGATGCATTACCATCAGGCCAAGTTCGGGCGTGGCGTGACGGCGTACGAGTGGGTGATCCCGCCTTACTTCGAGGCCGACGAGTGGCCCATCAACACGAAACCTAGCACGCCGGCCTATTGCGCGTTCCTCGGGCGTATCTCCGAGACAAAGGGCTGTCATCTCATTGTCGAGATTGCCAAGCGGATGCCCGAGATGCGCTTCGTGTTGTGCGGGCAGGGTGACCCAACGCCGTTCTTGGTAGCGCCGAATATCGAATACAAGGAGCCAATTCACGGCGCCGAGCGAGCCGCCTATCTTGGCAACGCGGTGGCCTGTCTGTACCCGAGCCAGTATGCCGAACCGGGTGGGGCGTCGGCGCTGGAGGCCATTCTCTGCGGGACGCCGGTGATCACGCCGAGCTATGGGTGCTTCCTCGAAACCGTCACGCACGGCGTGACGGGGTGGCATTGCCGCGTGCTAAATGACTGGGTTGAGGCCATCCGTCGGGCGCCATTGATGAACCGCACGGCGATCGGCATCGAGGCACGGCGACGGTTCAGTCTGCCCGCCGTGGCGCCGCTGTATGCGGACGCGATGGAGATGTTGCACGGATTGGCGATGGGCCGCGACTGGTACACTTATCCCGCGAGAATCTGATGCGCCTGCACTTGCTTGGAATTCCGCACACGGTCACGACGAAGGACTTCGCGCACTGCGCCTTCACGCAAAAAGTGAGAAAACTTTCGCGCATGATGGTCCCGCTCGGCTATGAGGTGATCCACTACGGCGTTGAGGGGTCCGACTCTGGGGCGTCCGAAGATGTCGTGCTGATGGGGCAGGAGGAACACCAGCGGCTCCTCGGGCATCCGTACAACCACGACCCGGCGGCGTTCTACGGCAATGACGCACAGGCCGACTCCGAGGTGTACCGGCAGTGGAACCTCTACGCCCGCGACGAGCTGAAGCAACGCGTTGAGCCGGGCGACTGCATCCTGCTCCCCTTCGGTCACGCGCACGCGCCCGCAATCCGCGACCTGCCCAACCTGAAAGCTGGGGCGTCGGCGGTGGAGTCAGGCATCGGCTACTTCGACACGCTGTTGCCGTGGCGGATCTACGAGTCCGAGGCCGTCAGGCATGGGTGCATGGCGAAGGAGGGGCGGGCTGGGGTGCATAGCTCCTCGGCGCGTCTCGAGTTTGTGGTGCCGAACTCGTATGACGTAGACGAGTGGCCCGAGGGTCCGGGCGGGGAGGCGGTCGTATTCTTGGGGCGGCTGACCGAAGGCAAGGGGTTGCCCCTGATTCTGGAGCTGGCGCGGCTTCGGCCTGACGTGCCGTTCAAGCTGGCTGGGCAAGGCGACCTTACCCAATTCGGGCAGGTTCCTACCAATGTTGAGTACATCGGCCCAATCAACGCGGAGCGGGCGGCGTACCTCGGGAACGCTCGAGCCATCATCGCTCCTTCGCACTACATCGAGCCGTTCTGCGGGACGGTGGTGGAAGCGGCCCTCTGCGGGACTCCGGCAATCACCTCGAGCTTCGGCGCGTTCACGGAGACCGTTGCGCAGGATCGGACCGGGTTCCGGTGCCAGACCATCCGGCAGTACCTCGATGCGATCGATGCCGTGGCTGGCTTGAACCGAAAGGACGTTCGCGCTCGGGCGCGGCGGCTGTACGGCTTGCGGTCGGTGGGGCGGGCCTACGATGCGGCGTTCCGCGTGATTGAGGAGCGGACAAAGGCCGGCGCCTTCCCGACTTCTGGCTGGAACGCTTGACCGCCGTGTATATTTATGCATGACCCTTTTGTGAGGTAGGCCGATGGACCGTCAAGAACTCATGCTCCTCATCGCTGGCTTCACCGGGTCTGTGATCAGCGTGTTGAGCAAGAAGACGAACAGCCTGCGGGACTCCCTGCTCGCTATTTTCGCCGGGACGGGTTCGGCCTACTTCCTGACCCCGCTCATGTTCTCGGTGACCGGAGTGGAGGCCAGCCCCAACACGCAGTCCGCGATGGCCTTCCTCCTCGGCGTCCTCGGGATGCGAACGGTGGATCTGATCGTCGGCAAGTTCTTCCCTGACAGCAAAGGCGTCAGTCTCTAGTGCCTCGCCTCGATAGCCCGAACCACTCGGCCCGCCCCAACGAGGCTCGGCCTCGGGTTATCGTCCTCCACGCGACCGGCCCCGGCGCACTCCGGGGCATTCTGGACTGGCTCAAAACGCCCGCCAGCAAGGTCAGTTACCACGGCCTCATTGCCTCCGACGGCACCTACTACAGCCTCGTCAGTCCCGAGCGGGCCGCGTGGCACGCGGGGGTCTCGGAATGGAACGGCGTCAAGAACATCAACGGCATCTCGCTTGGGCTAGCCTTTGTCAACCCGAACGATGGCAAGACGCCCATCACGCCCCAGCAAATCGCCATCGCCAAAGCGGTCATCCAGTATTGGCGGCAAAACTACCCGATTGAGGCCGTGACGACTCACGCGGCGGTCGCTACGCCGAAGGGCCGCAAGACGGACCCCGAACAAGCCCCGAACTTTAACCTGCTGGACTTCGTGTGACGGATGACCGGCTGTTCACGCTCGCGCTGGTCGCGATCGCGGTCGGGCTACTCCTGATCCCCTCGGGCGGGGAAAGTCCGTCAGAGGCCCGTATAGCGCAATTGGAGGCCACCGTGGAGGACTTGCAGACCCAGCTCGACAACGCCCGGCGGTCTTCCGACCGAGCCGCCCAGCAGGTGCAGGTCAAGCGGAACGCCATCAAGACGCCCGACTTCCGGTTGTCGGTGGACTCCGCGATGTCGGTCGCCCTCGATAGCTCCGCGACGATCAAGCAACTGCGGGTCGCGCTTGTCAAAACCGTGGAGGAGGCGGAGGCGTATCAGCGGCAGGTCTTGCGGTATCAAGAGGCCGTTGACAGTTTATTGATAGCGCACGTGCAAGAGCGGCAAGCGGTTACCGTGCAGATGGATACGTTGACCGCGTTGGCGCAGGCGCGTGGGTCGATGCGGTGTGCCATCTGGGGTGTGCCGTGTCCCAACCGAACGACCGCGTTCTTGCTTGGCGTTGGGTCGGCCCTTCTCTTGGCAGTCGCGGTGGCACTCTAGGAGATGCCCACGATGCCGAACTGTGTCCGCGTGATCTGCCCTGACTGCGGCGGGACTTCGACCGACTCGCACTTCCCGGCCTGCGGCTGGTGCTTGGATGGCGGGTTCATTGACATCGACCGCCATCTTGACGGATCAGTCCCTTTGATGCACCCTGATGGGCGGACGGTCCATCTGTTTGTTCCCCCGGCCTCCCCATTCGATGCCTCTACGTCACGACCACGTAGCGTGGTCTAAACAAGAACTGGCTCGCTGTGCGGCGTTAACGGCGCAGGGCTTGAGCGCGGAGGACACGGCGAAGCGGCTCAACGCCGAGTTCCACGACGGCAACCCTGCTCGCCGCGAGGCGTCGGTCAAGATGGTGCGGCAGAAGCAGGGCTGGAAGGTCGGCCCCAAGCCGAAGGCGCCTCTGCCGGATGTGCCGGGCAAGGAGACGGAGCAGGAGGTCCAGCACTCCGCGAGCGAGGCTGGCATCGAGGCCAGAGCCAACGGCAAGCGCATCAAGACGGTCGAGGATTTGCTCGCGCACATTGGCGCTGACCTGACCAAGTTCGAGGTCTCCGAGAGTCAGGCGACCAAATACGAGGTAGCGACCAAAGACCCGATGACCGGCGAGGTCAGCACGACCGAACTGCACCGCGTATTTGTCAAGCTCAAGCCGAAGGCGGGGCCTAACATCCTTGAAGCTGTCGAGGCGATGATTGCCGGGGCGTATAGCAAACGCAATACACCCATAACGCGCCGCGTTACGAAAGTCACAGGCGAGACTTTACAGGCGCTGGTCTTGGCAGACCCGCACATTGGCAAGTACGCGTGGGGGAAGGAGACGGGATGGGAAGACTACGACATCTCAATCGCCACGCGGCTGATCCGCGAGTCCGTAGCCGAACTGCTGGACACCAAGCAACCCGCTGGCAAGCTGGCGCTCTGGTGCTTGGGCGATCTGTTGCACTACGACACGCCCCACGGCACCACGACCAAAGGCACCCCGCTCGACCGCGATGGGAGGGTCGAGAAGATGCTCGAGGAGGCCGTGGCGACGCTCTGCGATGTCATATCTGACATGGCCCAGCGGACTACCACCGAGGTCGTGCTGGTTCCGGGCAATCACGATGCAGTCATGACGGTTGCCTTGCGTCAGATTCTGTCGGCGGAGTTCCGAGGCCACCCGAATGTTACCATAAACACCACCAATACCACCCGAAAGTATGTGACGCACGGACGTTGCCTGATCGGGTTAACGCACGGCGACAAAGCGCAGAAGCATTTGGGCGAACTGATGGCGTTAGAGGCGCGTCAACACTGGAGCGAGACCCTACTTCGTGAGGTACATCACGGACACCGGCACTCCGAGGCGGCAGTCACCACGGTCGGCGGCGTGACGATCCGTCAACACCCGGCCCTCTGCCCGCCCGACGGTTGGCACGCGTCCGAGGGTTACGTCGGCGCACCGCGAGCGATGGACTCCTACACCTACCACGCGGACGGCTATCTTGTAGGCATGACGCGAGCCACCGTCAAGCCCTCATGACCGAGCGACCGACCTGCCGCGACTGGTCGCCTATCCCATGCCCGGAGCGCAAGGCGGCGCGGGATCGGGGAGACATCAGCTATCTCTGGGGACTCGGCTGGGTCTGGTGGAAGTCGAAGGACGTAATTACACCGTGGGTACGCTGTCCGTGGTGCGACGGGCTGTTGCCATCGATGGAAAAGATCGTGCGGAATGGTATCCTGTATGGGTGGCCCGATGACTAGGCGCAAGTCCAACCCGTTCACGAACCGCAAGGCCACCGTCTCCGTGCACCGAAACGGCCTGTCCATCGAGATTGCGGATGTGCAGGCAACGGACTCGGGCGCAGTTGCCAAAGAGTTGCTGGATATGATGCGGACGCTGATCCACGCGGGCTACGAGGAGCTGATTGTTGACGCGGGGTCTCTGCATGGCGGCGGGTTTGAGACGCCGGACGAGGAGGGCGTGGAGGACTGGACGATGCCGCCCGAGGCCCGGCGGCGGAAGATTGGCTTCCACTCTTGACAGGCTAGGAACGGCCTTTAGATTATTCGGTGCGGTGTCGTCAGAAGCATCGCGCAGAAGTCACAAGTGATGGCCCCGCTAGTATCTCCTGCTCTTTCCCTCTACGGGGGTCGAGCCTTCTGACAGGAGAGAACGCGGGGCCGTTTCTTTTTGAGGACACAATGAACCTCACGTACGTTGAGCTGTTCGCAGGGGCCGGAGGGATGAGCCTCGGGCTAGAGATGGCGGGCTGGCGATGCGTGGCCCACGCGGAAATCGAACCACACGCTCGGGCGGTCCTTCGCCACCATTGGCCCGATGTTCCACTCTATGGCGATGTCAGCCAGTTGGATGGTCGCCAGTTCAAGGGCGTGACGATGCTAACTGGCGGGTCGCCGTGTCAGGACTTGTCCATCGCAGGCAAGCGAGCGGGGATGGCAGATGGTACGCGATCCTCGTTGTTCTTTGAGCAGGTCCGTATCTGGAACGAGATGGAAGCCCCCTTCATCCTTTGGGAGAATGTCTATGGAGCCTTTAGCTCAAACGCCGGGCGAGACTTCGCCGCCGTCCTTACTGCACTCGTTGGGGCAGATGTCCCTGTTCCCGCCAAGCGATGGAAGCGTGCAGGTTACGTTGTTGGACCTGCCGGAGTCGCCGCGTGGCGGACATTGGACGCTCAATACTTCGGGGTGCCACAGCGCCGCCGCCGTGTCTTTGTCCTCGGTTCTCGTGACCCCCGAGTCGATCCGGCCCAAGTATTATCTCTCCTCGAAAGCCTGTCAGGGCATTCTGCGTCGAGCGGCAAAGCGCGGCAAAGCTCTGCCGCCGATTCTGGAACAGGCACTTACGAAGCAAGCGGAGCGCGAGGATTTAGCTTCTCCGATAGCGTTGGATACTTGACCGACGTAATGCCGACGATACCAGTCGGTGTTGCAAAGGGAACAGGATCGCAGATGATTGGCGTGTTGACCTATGTACCAACGTCTATTGGTGATATTCGAGAAAACGATATTGCCAAGACCATGACGAAAAACTCTGGAGGGGGTGGTGAAAGTCAGAACCCTGCCTTTGTCGTTGCAGTAGATGTCTACAATCAGACCATCAACACCGATGGCATCGCGCACACAATTCGAGCGCACAATGCGGGAGAAGGCATTCCGCACACGATTAGCTTTGATAACCGCCCACAGGTTAGCACCGATGGCGTGACGGAAACACTCACCACCGAAGGTACGCGCAATCCGATGTCCGTCGTGATGGGCGTCGATCGACAGAATGGATTACCATTTGATGAGGTGGCCCCTACGCTCAAGACGGATGTTTCGCATCAGATGGGTCCAATCGTAATGCGGCAACGCGAAGGCAAGCCAGGCGGCGGGAAGGGGCCGCTCTTAAGTGCCGAGCGTTCGCTCACGCTCGGCACGGCAAACGATCAAGTCGTATTCGGGACATTGCAAGCGACCGATGCGACCAAGTGGGGGAGCAACCAGTGGGTGGAGGAAGGCAAGGTCCACCTTGAAGCTGGCATTCCTCGCCGTCTGACGCCGATGGAGTGCGAGCGGCTGATGGGCTGGCCTGACCTCCACACCGCAACTGGCGTAAACGAGAAGGGCAAGGTCTACCAGTTGGCGGACACGGCCCGATACAAGCTGTGCGGGAATGGAATAGCCAGCCCAGTGACGGCGTGGATTGGGTTCCAGCTCCGTGCCGCCGTTGAGTTGCTGTAACACGCAGTAAACGCAGGGACAGCGGGCCTACTCTCGGTCTCCCGCTGGCGTTGGTTTCGGAGCTAACGCAACCAATCCTGACCGTGCCTGTCGCACCCGATCAAAACAAATCCACGCTCTGTCAGCCTACAACGTGGTCGGTCGTTTCGGGGAGTCGATGGGGAGCTACACGGGGTGACAACGGCCCCGCAGGTAACCGGTCGAAGGGGTTCCACGTGCGCCGGCGTGGACACGCAGACCGCCCCACCGTTGGCCTTCCGCCCACTGCCATGCCAACACCCGCCTAACGACCGGGAATGGCCCCGGCATATCCTGAACTATTAACCATTAGTTAAAGGTTCGCCGCTCAACTTATAGCATTTCGCTATACTTTAAGCTGTTGCGAAACGTCGGTACTGCTTGACAATTACCGACAGAACGCAACGCTTTTGCATTTCGCCGCCCATTGGTTTATCATATAGCCGCACCCTCCTGTTTCCGTGTCGGGGGACCAGCAAATAGATCAGGGTGCTAAACCCCGGAATACCGGGTGCGACCCGTCAGCCTTCACCGGCTGGCGGGTTTGTTTTTGCCCCCTATTGACAGCCCCGAGTTTTGGCATTACTCTATTGGCACCCCCCTCACACGGAGACCCTATGGAAACGGTCGGTTGCCCAACGTGCGGTTTGCCAATGCAGGTGAGCGTCTACTACTCGCCGCCTGATCCGTCGGTCGGCCTCAATGCGGACTATGAGGTCTACATTGAGGAAGCTGACTGCGACCACGAATTGACACAGAAGCAGGAAGAAGAACTCTTTGACGAACTCTGGGATCGGGCGCAGGAAGCCAAAGCCTCGCACTACGAGGATGACCGCTACGCTCGAGGCTACGATGACCTCTGACCGCGTGAACGTGGTGCTGGCGCAGGTCGAGGGCTTTCGCCAGCGGCTCCACGATATTCAGCGGGAGATGGACCCGCTCATGGACGAGTACGAGAACCTGAAGTCCATCAACAACCGGGACGATGAGCGGTTGCACGATGCGCTAGCGATGGTCTGGAACGCATGGTGGGATATATCCGACACGGTAGGATACCTTCGGGCGGCACAACGTCGCCTCCGCGACGAGGACGGCATCCTCGCAGACGCAGAGTAGGAGAGGCAGACAATGGCGATTCTCAAGTTGCAGAACGAAGGCGACTCGCACACGATGACCGTGACCGAGTGCAAGACCGTGACCGGGAACTACGGAGAGCAGGTATTGTTCTCCGACGGCACGGATGCGCTGTACCTCCCCAAGCAGTCGGCTGACCGGCAGTTGGATCGCATCGGGTTGGACGAGGCGAGCGTGGTGGGGATGAACCTGACCTTCAGCCGCGACCCGAACCCGAAGAAGGGCGCGAAGCCGTACTGGGGCATCAGCTACGCCGGAGTTCTCACGGAACCAACCCAGCCCAAGCCGACTGCTCGCGTGGTACCACAGGCGGTCCCATCTGCTTCCACAGGTGGCGTCCAGCCGCGCCGTGAGGCGATTCTAGGCCAGTATCTCCTGCTCTGGGATGCGGTGGCAGGGCATCTGGCGCAGACCTCCCAGAAGTACGGCTACGGCCTCGACGCGGCGGCGATTCAGGCCGCGACTGCGACGGTCTGGATTAGCTGGAAGGACAAGGGCATCCAGCCTGACGGCCTTGCGGAAGCCAAGCCGACCGAGAAGGCACCCGAGGTCAAGATGCCGGCGGCAAGCGGGAAGCGTTTGGCTCCGCCTGACTTCAGCAAGATCCCGCCGCCGGATGACAACGACATGGACGATTCGCTCCCCTTCTAGGCGATGAAGCGAATCCGAGCGGACCACGAATGGTACGAACTCCGAGGGGCGCGGGTTCGCGTCTCTCGGGAGGTTCGGGACTGCGATATGGCGGAGCATCAGGATGGCTGGCGCGGGGCAATTCAGCCCGGTGACGTCTACGCGTGGATGAGCCACGGCCTGAATGTTTGCGCCCAACACTTTGACGCGGAGGATGTAGTAGATGGATGAAGTCGAACTCGAACTCGCCCGGCGGCGTCAGCCGATCAGCTTCGGGCTGTTTGACATCCAGCCGAAGGCGCGGGCCAGCGACCCTGCCACCTCGCACAACGCGGCAGACGCTATCCTGCCGCGCTCGGGGACGGCAAAGGCGCGACTGCTCGAGGCGCACTACGCCCACCCAGAGGGCCTGACCGATCGCGAGGCGGCGGAGTGGGCGGGTCTGAATCTGCGATCGGAGTACGCCACGCGCTGTTCGGAGCTGGTGCGGTCGGGCTTGCTCTGCGATACCGAGGAGACCCGCCAAGATCCTGACACGAAGGCCGATCGTATGGTCCGCCGCATCACCGCAAAGGGCGAGCAGTTAATGACCCGTGAACCCCAACCCGCCCGACTGGGCCGGAGTGCGATATGATTGACGATTCACGCAACCTCAACGCCGTGACGGCCGAGCCGTCTGGCATTATCTACATCTATGTTGGCGAAGGCAATAATCGGACGCGCCTACAACGCGAGAAGTGGGAAGGCCACGTCTGGGGCTGGTCGGCAACGACAGACTTGATCCCGGGTATGGGGCGTGGCGCGGTGTTCGGAAGCTGGCACGAAATGATGGCGTATGTGTTCCAGCGGCAGGCACTCACGCCAGCCGAGTATCAGGCCGCGTATGAGATGCGGGAGGCCAAGTGAAATGGCGCTGTGAGAACGAGGAGCCGAAGACCATCGCGGACCTGCAGGCCGAGGAGGCGACGGTCGAGTGGCGTGATGTGTACCGTGGGAGTCGGATTGAGCATCGGTTCTATCCGCATCACTACGCTCGGATACTCGTTGCCAAAGGCACGCGGCAGGGATGGGCGCTTGACTGACCAGATGATGTTCACATATCGCGGCGTGTCGGTGCATCAGAACGGCTACGTGGGCGATGTGTTTCGGGCGCTGTTCCGCACGTTCAAGCCGGTCAAAGTGCTAGAGATTGGCACGGCGGACGGCGGGCTGACGATCCTGCTCCGCGACCTGCTCGACGAGGCTGGCCTCAAGGCGACCGACCTCTGGACGTGCGATCCGGTCGTGCGCGATCGGCCCCACCTACTGCACCCCGGCATCATGTATTATGCCGTGGACGCGCTCAACTCATCGGTGCTGGAGTACCACGTGAAGTACGCCGAAGGCCCGGCGCTCGTTCTCTGCGATGGTGGCAATAAGCCAGCCGAGTTCAACAAGTACGCGGCGTTCCTGCGGTCGGGCGATGTCATCATGGCGCACGACTATGCCGTGGACCATGACCAGTTCTACACGGAGATGAAGGACAAGCATTGGAACTGGTGGGAGATTGAGGACGCGCAGATCCGCGAGGCCTGCCAGAAGTATCAACTGGAGCCATTCATGCAAGCCGAGTTTCAGCGGGTCGCGTGGGCGTGTCGGAGGAAGGCGTGAAGCGGACCCCGCTTAAGCGCAAAAAGCGCCTGACGAGCAAGGCCAAGCCAAAGCCGCGTCAACGGATTAAGGCCAAGCCGCGTA